TTCACGTGACATTGTGCTAGAACACCCTTCTCTTGCAAATCACTTGCGGCTAGTTTGCCGATAACAGGTCCAAGTGATACTAGAATAGACACACGGTCCATTTCTGCTTTAGGAATTGTTCCTGTTAGACCCCATCGAATAGGTACTGCTGAGAATACTCCAGTGAGCAATGTCTTAAGTGCATCAGCCTTAGCCATGTGAACTTCATCGACCATTACACATACTACATCTTCAATGAATTCTCCAATTGGAACTTCTGCTTCACCCGACTGTGTATTCTTAAGCATGTTGTTAAGACTTTGCCAAGTGCAGATAGTATGTGTCTTGTTGTATTCTTTGCGATCTCCAAAGTATACACCAACATCAAGACCCAAATTAATATAGTCTGCTTCGGTTTGTGTCACTAGTGATTTGTTTGGAACGATAACAATAGTACGACCATACTGCTCAACACTTAAACTTAAAGCCGCAGTCATCAATGTCTTGCCAGCACCTGTGGCGACTTCCTGCAATGCTTGCGGATTTTTTAAGAAGTTGTTGATAATCTCAACTTGATAGTCACGCAATACAATAGGTTGACCTTCACGTTCATGACCTTTTGACCATACTTTATGAGAAAATGTATTTTCGGTCACTTCTGTGAAATTGAAGGTTGTGCTGTATGTGCGCAAGTCTTCAAGTTCAATATCGTAATTCAATTGATCTAAGATCGGAATGACTTGATCTAGTAGATTTAGATACGTGCTTCCTGCTAACGAGAAATAACTGATCTTGCCGTTCCATCTACCTAAACGGACACTTGGTAAATAACGTGCGCCGGGCTTTTCATATTCAAATTTCTTCATCAATGCACGGCGGGCATCAAGTTCAAGACCTTCGATCTTTACGTTTACTTCATCTTTAATTATAATTTTTGCTTGTTTCATCGTACCTCTATTGGCCTCATGTTTCTAATTATTACGCATTTACCTATTGCTTCTGACGAATATTTACGTTTAGTATCCGGTTGACTATGATATTGTAACAGAATTTGTCGTGAAGGTCTACTGATGCGGGAAACAACATCTTTTTTGCCACAATTAATTTCATGATCCAATAGACTTCTAAGTTCCTTATCAAGTCTATTAACTAGGCCCCTACCAAATAATACGTTACTTGGATTTAATTCAACGATCCATTTAGCAACGTTAGTAAAATTATCTAAGTTAACTTCAGTAACAAACTCTGATGCAAACTTTAACTTTGGACTGTCAATTAGTGAAGGATCAATTTTAATACCCATTTGAGATAACTCATAAAAGGTCCTTGCATCGTGATTTAATTCCATATTAGCAATCATATCACCAAGTATATTGTTGACTCCTGCAACAATTAAATTGCCATTGATACGAACTAGTGTAGGTTCCCACACTTTAACATTCTCATATATACTTAGTTGTTCTAACAATGATAACAACTTATCGCAATACATGACGATTGGGAAATAACTGGGTAGCAAAGTATATGCAATTTTTAATGCATAGGTACTGAATTCAGCAACATACCTTTTATCGTCACGATCCCAATCAAACGGGTTATCGTTGACACTTCTAAAATCTGATATGAATGTTTTATTAAATGGTACACGTATCAACAATGTATTGTTGTCTTCAATTGATACTCTTGCTCCAGTAAATTCAGGTGTACTAGGTACCAAATCTACTTTCCAAGATAGCAACTTTACCTGTTCAACATCTACGTTATTTTTGGATAACTGTTTACTGTACTTACTAATCAACTTATCGAATAATGCGGCTTGATTAGAAGTGATCCGATTTTTCTCATGGCATATCATTTGCAGATTAGATAAAAACTTTTGGTCATACTGACTAAGGCTTATCTTGCCCTGCAAGAAAAAATAAAGTAGATGTTCTTTTGTATCCATTATATCAATATAGCACTAATAAAATAATATTGCAAGTATAAAGGTAAAAAAAAGGGGACCGAAGTCCCCTGTAAAGTGATTAACAAAAGAAACACCAACCAACTAACAAACTTACTTCATGCAAGTTGCTTTTGCCAACTCTCTCCAGTTAGCACTGATCTTAACTAGATCAGCAACTTTCAAACACATACGCAAGGACACTTCACGCAATTTGCTGTGGTTGTCCCAAATGAACGACATGATTTCATCTGTCTGTTCTTCACTGAAATCGTAATCAGCAAACAAGCCACCTTCAGCATCACGATGCACTTGCTTGATGCGCAACATCTTGTCACGCTCAGTGTTAACAGTCAAGTCAAGAAAGTGACAACGAGACTGCAATGCATCTAAGTGGGGCTGAATCTTGCTTGCTTTACGTGCATCAAAACTCTTGTTTGTAATAAAGATGATAGAGCCGTTGAAGTTGAAACTGTTAGGTACACCTTCGTCACGCAACAAACGACTGTCTTTGTTCCAAGAAATTCTGCGAGTCTTGCCACTGTCAAGCGCACCCTTAAGTACGTTGATAGCGTCTTGATCTTCCCAGATATCACAATCATCAAACACTAATACGTTCTTAGCATCACTGAACTTGTACAACTTAGCGAACAAGCCGATGCCTGACATAGCACCTTTAACAATTTCAAAACGAGTCTTGTTGCCTGCAACTTGATCAAACAATGTTGCTTTTTCCATTTGAGTAGTCACACCGTGCGACTTGCCGATACCTGCAGGACCTGTCACAATCATAGCACGAATATCACCTGCGATACACGCACGTGACATTTCATCAAGCACACCGAAACGAATAGCAATGCGATTCATTGCGTCTTCTTCTGTTTCAGAAACTACATTTTCAACAACTTGAGATTCTTCTGCAATCACAGGGGCTCCATTAAATTCAATGTCGTGAATGTTGTTCACTTTAATCTTGACTACATCAATAGCAATCGGGAATTGACCTTCGTTCTTTACAGTAACGTAGCCGCCTTTCTTACCAGTCTGATATCCCTTAACGAGATTAAACTTAGTATTGACAACTGCTTGATTACGATACTCACCAAACTTAACAATGATTGAAGACATACGATACCTTTCTGTGTTAATATATGTATATTATAAGCCCAAAACGAATTAAAGTCAAGCCTTAATTACGTCAAAAACTGAATTTTGAAGTTCAGAAGATTCCTCATAAGAGAGGTAGAAATCGGTAGTAGGATCGTAATATGCACCCTCTTTGGTGTCATAATAGGCAACCCGACCATTGGGGTAAAAGAAAGGACCTTCTAGTCCCTTACGGGGTTGCCATTTTGCTTCACGTTCGCTAAGTGTCCGATAACCCATCTGTGACTCCGTTTTCTCAGTGTATAATGTATTATATGCCCAAAACGATTAAATGTCAAGCCTTTTTATGCCGCTTGGCGATAAAAATTTTCAAGTTCCTGAGAAGTCAACACTTCTCCTGTACGCATTGTGTAAGTAGCGATATAATTCTCGCGGCCACCACCCATCAGCATGTCATACTGCTCGGTCTTGCTGGCAATATCACTACGCATATAACCATACTCACCGTTCTCCTCAGTGCGACGGGCAACCCAACGACCTTCTTCCCAAAACAATTCGAAGGGCGTTTCCCATGGCTCACATACCACAATGTCATCATCCAGAGTTGCCCAATTCTGCACATACTCCTCGTAACTGTCATTACAATCTTCGATAAGCGCAATGAGAGTCGGAACACCAACCTCTTTGATGCGGAGCGTTTGCTCTACGCTGAGGTTAGGTATCACATAAGTGTTACCACCCTTAAACTTCCAATACTGCGGACACTCACCTTTACCGTCCCAATCGTGAGCGCCATAGTTCTCTTTAACTTGAGTTTGAATAACGATCTTCATGTGCTGTCTCCAATTTCTTAGTGTCAATACATGTATTGTACGCCCAAAACGATTAATTGTCAACCTTTTTTATCCAATAATTGGATAAAAAAATGTGTTGTAAATCAACAACTTACTTGATGTTTTGGGCCCAAGTACGTATCATATTCATAAGCGGGTTGATAATGTCAACTTCTACTTGATTTGCAGGATTCATAATTTGCGGATCAGCGAGTATAACACCTGCATTGCTAGGTAAATTACCAGTAATGCTATCTCCGGAAACTTTTAAATGGTTTGACACCGTAGGCTTGTCAAACAACAATGCCCCATTGGGAGTAGCATATATTAAGTAGTCAGCATAGGTACTGGGTAATACAACGTGCTTGTTGGTACCCCTGCTATTCATCAATGTGGGATTGATATTCTTTGCAATCTTTCCAAGTTTACCAAACAATGGCTTTTGTTCAAATTTGAATTCAATACTAATATTATTGAGACTTACTAGAATATAATCAGTACCCAATTGCGCAACATACTTAAGTTTACCACTAGCACACATTTCAAACGAGAGTTCTAATATTAGGCCTTTAGCAAATCGCCACTGCCTATCATTGCATTGACCACTTAGGGCCTTAACTTGTTTAGCAAATCGTGTCCAATCAATATTAGCACGAAGGTAATCAGCAACTTCAATAGTAGTCATTATGCAACACAAGTCCAGTTATATGAATTGTAATATTCCATTGTATCCTTATGGCGTACATCAAACTTGCCATTGATTACAACAGTGTCCGTAATAAGTTTGTTGAATAGATTAAGCAGAGGGTTATGATTTTCAAGTGAAATCATTACCTTATTACTAGATTCGTCTTCGAACCAATATTCAATATTACCTGCACCACTGCGAGTATGAGATTGAATTTTGGTCAAGAACGACAATTTCTTTTCACCCTTAACTTGTCGCGGACCTTTGATTTTACTGTATGAAGACCCAAAGATTGAATTCAATTGATTGTCATAAATGTAAAAGTAAGGCAACTTGTAAGCAAGTCCAACAAACTTTTTAGGATAAACAAATGATCTACTTGAATTGTTATGCCAACTGGCATGTAAAAACTGATTCAAGTCTTCACGGAATGAAGTAAGATTTTCTGTCTTCAACTTTAGCATCATTAGTTTTTGACTAAAGTGTTGACGAACTTCTTCTGCAAATTCATAATCAGATTCAGTTACATATTGTTGAATGTTATCTTCAATCAATGACAGGCAACGATATTGGTTAGCAATTTGTTCGTCACCATATGTGGAATTGCGCAACCGATATAGAGTAGCACTAAGAACTAGTAGGTCAAGATCAAACTTAATATCTTTGGATTCTCTAGTTTCAAATAGATTATCAAATGATATTTCTGTACTATTACTAGGCCAATTTAGTACTGTGGCATTCATTGTTGACATGAATAATTCCTTGTTGTTACTATTTTATAACTGTACATCACTTATGAATTAAATGCAAGAGGTATTTTACCCAATTGTGATATCTTCCATACCAGCAGTGCGTAGACGAACAATGTGACCTAGTTGCCATTGCTTTGCATCAATGCCCTTCATTACACCCAAAAACTTATTACGCAATAGTGCAACTTCATTGATTAACACTTCGTAGTCAATAACTTCCTGCTCACCATCAGTGTACTTTTCTGCATCACGTGATGTTAACGCACGATTATATGCTTCAAGGTATTTCTGAAAATGCTTTCTACGAATTTTTCTAAGTTGAATGTTTAGATAGTTGAGTACCGCTTCAATCTCTTGTAATTGATTGAAGCGGTATTCAGTGATGCCGGGAAGGGCGGCAATGTTCTTTTCAACATTGCCATAAACCCTTACATCGGCTTTTGCAGAAATTATCTCATTTTCATAATGAGAAATAAAGTCTGGGATTACTGATAGATCAGCAGTGATCCTCGTATACCAGTTCATTTAGTTCCAGTCATCATCTTCATCATCAAATGAATGATAGTCATCGAATGGATCTTCCTCTTCTTCATCAAGTTTGTATCCTTGATCAGGAGTTTCTAGAAAAAACTCTAATGCACTCTTAATGTATGCATCTCCGCGAAACGCTTGCTTAATTTCATTAGGAGAATAATCTTCATCAATAAGATAATTGACTAAATTATCAGCAGCCTCTTCGGCTACTGTACCCGCTTCAAGACTAGGCTTGAGTAATTTCCAAATTTCATTAATTACCGATAAACTCATGTTTCTGGTAACTCCTCTATATCAATAGTTTCTTCATTATCTTCTGTTATATTGATACTTGCTTTCATTGAATCACGCAGTCCATATTCAGACATTACCTTGTCTAAACAACCGTCATCATTTGCTTCCCAACCCTTACGAAACTTCTTAATGATTTCTCCATCAAGTGTTGTATAGACTAATGAGTTACCTTCTTTCTTAACAAGTTCAGCCTTTTCAATCATATCTAATAGACCTGAATAAGGACTCATACCTGTTTCATAAGGAATCTTAACTTGTACTGATTCAAAAGGCTTCGCATAACGAGTCTTCATAATCTTACAAGCGGAACGAATACCACGAACATCAGTTACCTTGTTACCGGATTCATCTTCCTTTAGTTTCAACTTTTTCATTGCAACAACAATACTTGATGCATATACGAAACCTTGACCACCTGAAATCTTATCATCGGGGTCAAACATATCTTGTGATGCATATGTGTGATTGGTTGCAACTAGTCCAACATTATGTGAACCAAACATGTTAACACAGTTACGAACAAGTGATGTTAGTGCTTTAGGCTTACGACCCATGTCGCCCTTCATGTCACCTGCTTGGAACTGATTAACGTCTGTGGGAGTCAACAACATACCCAATGAGTCAATAACAAACAATACCTTAGGCTTGTCAGTTTCAGGCATTGTCTTATAACTCTTCATAAACTCACTGATAGTCTTAGCAACATCATCAATCATTGCCATGTTAAGTTTTAACAACTTATCTTCTTCAGTAGATACACCGAGAGCATGTAACCATGCTTCGTCTAGTGCATTTTCACTGTCGATTAGTACAACAAAAATGCCTTGCTCTTGTGCGTGACGTACTAGGTTACCCGAACAGATGAAACTCTTGCCAGAGCCTGATTCACCTGCGAATACAGTTACCTTACCTAGTGGTACGCCTTTGTTAAAATCACCACTGATTAGATAGTTCAGTGCGTAATTACCTGTACTGATCCAATCAGTAGGGTCATTAAATCCAATACTAAGACCATCAATAGCCTTAGTGATATCCTTACGGAATTTACTTACGTCAAATGCCTTAGCCAAGTTATTCTCCTCTATTATCTTGCAACTTGTTTCATTCTATCAGAAAAAGGAACTTTATCAAGTAAATCGGGACATTGATCTGCAAGACGTTCTAGTTCATAGTCACTTGGAAAATGACGCAGTGCGCCTCTTGCTCTGTCTCTGATAATACTTGGGACTCTAGGAGTCTTACCTGGATCACATAATTCTTCCAGTAGTTTCTTACCCTGCTTTAAAGCACGGTATCTTTCGTCAGGTAATGTCATATTATTTCTCCTTAATCAATTGGGGGAAGTTTCCTTCCCCCAATTCAATTAGGCCTTATTTTGTCTTGCACGAATCATTGCAAGAATATCTTGGGCCTTATCGCTTGAAGTTGTCTGTGGGACAACTACTGGATCAGCAGTTTCAAAAGGAGGAGTATCATCTTCTGTGCCTGCGACTGGTGACTTAGCGGGTGCGCTAGTTTCAGTAGACGCTGATGGTTTAGCCGCTGTAGTACCTGAAGGTGCTTCTACCCCATATGGGCGATAGTATGCACCCCAACGTTCATTGTCGAAGGGTTGACCATCTACTGATGCTTCAAACATTTCTTTAATGACACGTAGTTCTGCTTCGTTAGGCTTCTTAGGTAAGAAGTCTGCCAAATTGTGTAGACCATGTGCTTCAATAGCAGCCTGCTCAACTTCAGTTAGTGCTGATTCCTTACGGGCCCAGTTACTAGTTGAGTAGTCAGCATATCCACCCTTGCTTGTCTTCTTAATATTGAAGTCAAGACCACGCAAGAAGTCTGTTGGCAATTCTTCCATTTCAGGATCCATCAATGAAGACTTGATGATAGTGAAGATTTGAGGAGAGATAATGAATCGGCGAATAGGATTTGCCGGAGTCTTGTCATCGCCAAGTGGGTTAGTGCGAACAAACCCCTGGAAGATGTAAGAACGCTTCTTCCAATACTTGTTAGCAAGTTCCTTAAGAGTATCATCCTTGTACCAAGGACGAACTTCTGCGAGAACAGGACATGCGTCACCATACATCTCAACACAGGGTACTTGTACCACTGTCTGCTTGATGTTAGGATCGCCCTTAACGCCGTTGAATGGAAGTTTGATAATCTGACGCTCTACCCAAAAGAACGTGTTGTTTGTATCTGCATCTGGAAGCAAACGAATAGTCGCCTGAGCGCCTTCATCGATATTCCAGTGTGGGTAAATTGCGTTGTCAGATTGAGTTGAAGAACCCTTGTTCTGGGTCTTGTTTTCTTGTGCCGCGATACGGGCACGAATTTCTGCTAGTGAAGCCATAATATATTTCCTTATTTCATTGACATGGTGTCATTTTAGTTGTCGCTATCTCACCATGAGATAACTAACACTAGATTCTAGTATACACATACTTTCTTCTAATGTCAAGTATATTTATGCCAGATATGGGAAACCGCACAATTAAGTGCGGTTTTATTTACCCGTTTTAGTATCTGTTTAGTAATCGTTTGATTGCATCTAAATCATCTTGGCCTTCGTTGACCTCAATGCTTTCGCTTGCACCAACTAATTTACCTACTGCACCTTTAGGTCCTACCTTCTCGGTTGGACCTAATTGACCTACACGTTTTTGATTAGCGTCTAAATCTTCTTCTACTTCTTCTTTTGGCATTGTCTTCTGTGAATAATCACGTTGCATTGCAGAAGGTGCAGTTTCATAGTTACCCG